AACTGCTCCCCGGCCTGAACGCTTTGTTCGGTATGGAGTACGCTCGTTACGGTGAACAACATAAAGAAATTTATGAAACCGAAACTTCAGAGCGTTCGTTCGAAGAAGAGACAAAACTGTCTGGCTTCTCTGCCGCACCTGTTAAGAACGAGGGCTCTGCCATCGCTTATGACAATGCACAAGAAGCATTTACGGCTCGTTACGTACACGAAACTATTGCCTTGGGTTTCTCAATCACTGAAGAAGCGGTTGAAGATAACTTGTACGACAGCTTGTCTGCTCGCTACACCAAAGCTTTGGCTCGTGCTATGGCTTATACCAAACAGGTTAAAGCTGCATCCACTTTAAACAATGGTTTCACTAACGCTGCCGTTTATTACGGTGGTGATGGCGTGCCTCTGTTTAGCACAGCACACCCCTTGATCTCTGGCGGTACTAACAGCAATACCCCATCTACTCAAGCTGATTTGAACGAGACTTCTTTGGAAGCCGCCGTTATTCAGATCGCTGCTTGGACTGATGAGCGTGGCTTGTTGATTGCTGCTAAGCCAAGGAAGTTGATTGTTCCTCCTGCACTGCAGTTTACGGCAACTCGTTTGCTCGAGACTTCATTGCGTGTTGGTACTGCTGACAATGATATTAATGCGTTGAAAAACAACGGTTCTATCCCTGAAGGCTACACAGTCAACAACTACTTGACAGACACAAACGCTTGGTTCTTGTGTACTGACGTGCCTAATGGTTTGAAGCACTTCATCCGCTCTCCTTTGGAGAACAAGATGGACGGTGACTTTGATACCGGCAACGTCCGTTACAAGGCCCGTGAGCGTTACAGCTTCGGCTGGTCTGACCCATTGGGTATGTTTGGATCTTCCGGTTCAACCTAATATTTCTTTAGAAATATTTGAAAAGGGGCCTTGTGCCCCTTTTTCTTTTGGTGTATATTGCTTTTAATCCGGGCTTTCCGGTGTATCAAACAGTCCCGGCTGACGACATGCAGATTGATACGCCTAACTTGCATGTAAGGAAACAATCATGGCATTGACTACATTCTCCGGCCCAGTCTCGTCCCTCAATGGTTTTATCGGTGGTACAGCCGCTAGCCCTATTGCAGTAACAACTGCGGACAACATCTCTGAGTCTTACGCTACGACTTCTGCCGCTACTGGCGACACACGTTTAAGTTACAACAGACTGACCTTTACCTCCACAGGTTCAGGCGAAACGTTCCGTGCTTTGACCCGAGTGACAGGCACTGGCGGCGCTACAGGCGGCACAATCAACGGTGCTCATATCTCCACTTCAATCAACACAGGCGGCACAATCTCTGGTGCGGCTAACGCTATTCGTGCAACCTTGGGAGGCTCCGTAGCTTCTCCCGGCGGTACTTTGGCTGTTCTGCAGTTGGACACAGATTATTCTGTTAACGCTACTTTGCCCGGCACAGCTTCGTTTATTCGCGTGACTGACAGCGGCGCAAACACAGGTGAAGTTCCTTTGTTGATGAACATTGAAACAGCCCCTGCCGCTACGATTGCGCCTACAGCAACCAGCGTTACTACTGTAGCCAAAGCAATCAAAGTGATGATTGGCGGTACTGTGTACTACGTTCCTGCGTACTCGACCTTTGCATAATGCAGATCACCAAGGAATTCTTGGAGACTGAGATTCGTGACCTTGAGACTGAAGCGCAGAAGGCCCAAACCTTTTTGACTCAGGCTCAAGCCACAATCCAAGCGTACAAGATGCTCATAAACAGGCTAGACGCACCGGAATTGGAGCAGCAAAATGACGATGCAATATGATGTAAAACAAGGGCACTTAAACCAAAGTGGTTTTTTTGTGCTTGGGCGTAACCGTGTAAAAGGTGTTTCTTTTTACGGCGGTAGCGGAACTTTATCTTTGTTTGATACAACCACAGCCCCAGTAACTTCAAGCGTATCTTATGGTCGTGTAGGCACATTAGTTACTGTAGCTAAAAATTCTCATGGCTTATCAACTGGCGATGTTGTAGGTATTCACTTTGCTGGTGGTTCAGGCGGCGCTGCTACAGATGGTAACTACGTAATTACTAGAGTAAACGCAAATTCATTTACTTTAGTAGACATTAATACTGGAGACATTACAGGTTCTCCAGCAGCGCTTTATGTCAGTGGCGCAAATCGTTGGTTAATGACTTACGAAACCCATTCATCAGATGAATTCCAAAACGCCCCCATTATTCCCGGTGAAGGCGTGTTGGCGGTCAATGGAATTTATGCCTACATGAGCGCAATTGACGCGGCGCAGATTTATTATGGCTAAAAAGAAAGGCCCTGTCCTATCCATTGGAAGAGGCGAGAAATTGCCAATATCCAAGGGGGCGGGCTTGACTGCCAAAGGCCGCGCTAAATACAACGCTGCTACGGGTAGTAATCTTAAGGCCCCACAGCCACAAGGCGGTAAGCGCAAGGACTCGTTCTGCGCACGCATGTCAGGTATGCCCGGCCCAATGAAAGACGAGAAGGGTAAGCCCACCCGTAAGGCTGCTGCTCTCGCAAGATGGAAATGTTGATATGGCAAGAAATACACCTTACTATGACGATGAACCCAAAGGCGGTGGCGGTGCTGCCCCTGCTGGTGGCGGTGGTGGCGGTGGCCGAAGCGCTGGTAGTGTTAAGCGTGAAGTCATAGACACGACCAAAGGTTCTAAGAGCGAAAAAGAGGCAACGGCGCGTGATAAAGACCTTGCTGCAACTCGTCGTGAAGAAGCGTTAGCCAACGCTAAAACTGAAGGTAATAAGACAGAGTACCAGTACGTAGAGCCGACTGGCCGAGGGACTGTTGCCAAACCCCCCAAAGGCAAACCTAATTATTTTGACTTAACTGATGCACAAATAAGAGCACTAACTCCCGCTCAAAAACGTAGCTACGGGCGCGACGCTTTTATCTGGGATAGGCTTAAAGATGGTGGTAAAGTGTCCTCTGCTTCTAAACGCGCTGATGGTATTGCCTCACGTGGTAAAACAAAAGGGCGAGTGGTATGAACCAAGAGAACGTTGAAACCCTAAAGAATGTAGCGGATGGCGTTGCCGTTGTTACGGCTGTTGGTACGGTAATGCAATTACTTCCTGCAGTTGCCGCACTGTTTACGATTGTGTGGACAGGTATGCGGATCACTGAAATGATTGCGGGCAAACCTTTTGCTGAGTTAATTCGCAGGAAAAAAGATGCCAGCGACAAGTAAAAAACAAAAGCAGTTTATGGATGCTGCTGCACACAACTCAAAGTTTGCAAAAGCTGCGGGTGTACCAGTATCGGTTGCTAAAGAATTTAGCGGCGCGAGCAAAGGAATGAAGTTTGGCAAGGACACCAATACGTCCCGCTCCGATCTTCAAAAAGTTAATAAACCCAAGACACTTCATGGCAAGATGTCACTTATGAAAGAAGGCGGTAATACTATGGCTTCCAAAATGAACCCCGGAATGATGGCAATGATGGCTAAGAAAAAAGGTATGAGTACCGCTAAAGACGGTATGAAACGCCCTACGCCTATGGCTGATACATCCATGACGGGTATGAAAAAAGGCGGTATGGCTAGTGGTGGCATGCCCATGAAAGACGGCAAGCCCGCGTTTATCGGTGACGGTAAAGGTATGAAAAAAGGCGGTATGGCTAAAGGCGGCGGTATCGAGTCTAAGGGTAAAACCAAAGGCAAGATGGTTAAGATGAACATGGGCGGTAAAGCCTGTTAAGGAGTTAATCATGAGTCCAGCAGAAAAAGCAGCGCGGGAAGAGATGGCCGAGCGCAAAATGAACGCGGCTACTGAAAAAGCTTACTCTGAGTCTTTGACTAGCACAGAAGAAGCGCCTAAAAAGAAAGACCCACGCGACGCTGTTCGTGGACAAAAAGGTTACGCTAAAGGTGGTTCCGCCTCCAGCCGTGCTGATGGATGCGCTACCAAAGGTAAAACTCGCGGAAAGATGGTGTAACTATGGCTACAAGATGGGACAACCTACCCGGGCTCAAAGACGACGTAGTTGCTCGTGACCGTGAAGATACTGCCAAGGCTAAAAAAGGCCGTGAAGTAGATTCATCTAAGCTTAGTGGCGGCGCTAAAGATGCTGTCCGTGAAGCTGGTAAACGCGCTGAAAACCGCAAGGTTGGTCGCCGTGGTGCTGGTGTAGCCGCGTTTGAAATTGGTTATGGGGCTGGACGCGCGATTGACGAAAAGACCGGTCTTGGTAAAAAGATGGTTGATAAGTCTGGTCTTGGTAGCGCCGCTGAAAAAGCAGCTAACATGCGCAATAAAGTTGAGTTGTCTAAAGATGCTAAGGCTCGTTTAGATGAAGAAGAAGTTGATAACTATCGACGTGAAACTGAAGCTGAAGACAAAGCACGTAAAGCTTATTCCGGCAAAGACGAAGAATCTTACAAAGGCGACGGTATGAAGCGTGGTGGTAGGGTCAAAAAGATGGCTTCTGGTGGCATGACTTTTAAAGCGTCTTCAGCTTCTCGCCGTGCTGATGGTATTGCTACCAAAGGTAAAACACGCGGAAAGATGTGCTGATATGGCGACCGCAAAACCCGCAACTAGCGTAGTTAAGTCTTTAAAGAAGGCTGGGTTTTACGGTGCAAGTGAACCTAAACGGCTAGCTATTATTAACAAAGTTACAACCAAACCCCAGCGGATAAAGATGGTTGATAAAATGTTTTTAGCCAAGAAAGTTAAAGGCGGTACAAAATGATGGCCAGTCGCGGTATGGGGGACATCGCCCCCTTTAAAATGCCCAAGGGTAAGAAGAAAGCCCGGCGGGACAACACTGACTTTACCCAGTACAAAGAGGGTGGGAAGGTCAAATCCAAGGTAAACGAGGCGGGTAATTACACCAAGCCTGAGTTACGCAAACGGATTTTTAACAGCGTCAAAGCTGCCGCAATTGTTGGTACTGGTGCAGGTCAGTGGTCAGCACGTAAAGCGCAAGTTATGGCTAAACGATACAAAGCCGCAGGTGGTGGATATAAATGAAATGGTCTGACAAACGCAAGAAAGCCGTAAACTGTGATGCCCCAAAAGGTTTCTCAGAAAAGGCGCATTGTGCTGGTAAGAAAAAAATGGCCGGTGGTGGGTTAGCTAAACCGCAACAGTCTTTAAAAGACTGGGGCAAACAAGACTGGACAACTAAAAGTGGTAAAAAATCTTCTGACACTGGTGAACGATACCTTCCAAAAGCTGCGATCAAAAGTCTTAGCGCTAGTGAGTACGCTGCGACGACCAAAGCCAAGCGAGCCGGAAAAGCCGCCGGTAAACAATTCGTAGCTCAACCTAAAACGATTGCAAAGAAAACGGCAGGGTTTAGATAATGGCAACTACTTCGGGCGCATCCAGTTTTAATCTCCAACTCGACGAATTGGTTGAGGAGGCGTTTGAACGCGCTGGTGGTGAGATGCGTACTGGCTATGACCTGCGCACTGCTCGTCGTAGTTTGAACATCATGTTTGCAGACTGGGCTAATCGCGGCATCAATATGTGGACGATGGAGCAGGGTGAGATTACTCTCGTTCAGGGTCAGAATACATACGCCCTACCAGACAGTACAGTTGATTTAATTGAGCACGTTATCCGTACGCAGCCTAACGCAGTTAATACACAGTCCGACTTAACAATCACGCGTATTAGTGTTTCTACGTATGCTACGATCCCCAACAAGATTCAACAAGCCAGACCAATCCAAGTCTGGATTCAGCGGTATAACGGCCAAAACTCTCCTATTTCTGCAACGCTTACAACAACGATTACGGCTACCAGCACATCAGTTGTGTTGAATGATGTGAGGGGTTTGCCAGCAACTGGCTTCATTAAGATCGATGACGAGATCATCAATTACAGCTATATCACCCAGACCGCAAACGCTAACTCTGGCACGCTGTTTAACTGCTCCCGTGGTCAGCAAGAGACTATTGCTGTAGGACATACCGCTGCGGCTACTGTGTACTGGGCGCAAGTTCCGGCTATTACAGTTTGGCCAACTCCTGATGGGTCACAGCAGTACACGTTTGTTTACTGGCGCTTACGCCGCACGCAGGACGCGGGTGGTGGTGTTAACGTGATGGACGTGCCGTTTAGGTTTATCCCCTGTTTGGCCGCTGGCCTCGCATTCTATTTAGCGTTAAAGATTGCCGGTGGCGCTGAGCGCTTACCTGTATTGAAACAACAGTATGACGAAGCTTGGGAGTTAGCCGCATCTGAAGACCGAGAAAAAGCGGCTATTCGCTTTGTGCCTCGACAACAGTTTATTGGCGGGGGCTCCTGATGGGTAATCGGTTTGCTTCTGGCAAAAATAGTATTGCCATGTGTGATAGGTGTGGCTTCCAGTACAAATTAACAGCGCTTAAAAAAGAGATTCAGAAGACTAAGATATATAACCTGCTTGTGTGTCCTCAGTGTTGGGATCCCGATCAGCCGCAGTTGCAGTTGGGTATGTATCCAGTTGATGACCCGCAAGCAGTGCGTAACCCACGTACAGACTCAACGTATGTCACGGCAGGCGTAAATACTGCTGGCAGTCCGACTGGGGGTTCGCGGGATATTCAATGGGGCTGGAGCCCAGTAGGTGGGGCTAGCTATTTTGATGCAGGTATGACACCAAATTACTTGGTGGCAACGACATTTGTTGGTACAGTTACGGTAACAGTTACTTAGGAGTTAGTTATGAAAGATATGACACAAGACAAAAAGATGGTGAAGTCCGCCATTGGTAAGCACGAAAAAAATATGCACCCCGGCAAAAAGCTTACAAAGCTTGCCAAGGGTGGTAAGACTAATGAGATGATGCTTCAGTATGGCCGTGGTTTGGCCAAAGTTGCTAATCAAAAAGGGGGCTAATCATGGCTAAATTCAGCAAAAAAGTTATGGGTAAAGAAGTTGGCGACGCTGCTACTTATGCTGCACCGCACAAAATGAATGGCAAGCCTCTGGTTATGTCGGAGAATCCCGGCAAGGACTCTAGCATTAGTAGCCTTAACACCATGAGAATGAGCGTTGGCGTTATTAATAACGGTGAAAACCCAACTAAGACATCCGGTATCGTCACCCGCGGTAACGGCGCGGCTACCAAAGGCACGATTGCCAGAGGCCCGATGGCATGAATTACACTGAACTCAGCAACGCTATCCAAGCGTACACGGAGAACACGGAAGCAGATTTCGTGACTAATATCCCCGTGTTCGTTACGCAGGCTGAGCAGCGTATTTATAACTCGGTGCAGTTTCCGTCTATCCGTAAGAACGTGACGGGGTCAATGACTACAAATAATAAATACTTGCAGTGCCCTACGGATTTTCTGGCGGTGTATTCGTTGGCTGTTATTAACGCCAGTGGCGAGTATGAGTACTTGTTAAACAAAGATGTTAACTTTATCAGGCAAGCATACCCACAGCCTACAGACACGGGGATTCCTAGGTACTACGCTTTGTTTGGCCCACGTTCAGATAACGCGGCAGAGCTAACTTTTATTCTTGGCCCCACGCCCGATGCGGGATACAGTTCTGAACTGCACTATTATTTCTATCCGCCAAGCATTTCTGTAGCACCTTTCACTTCATGGCTAGGTGACAACTTTGATACTGTGCTGTTGTACGGCTCGTTAGTTGAGGCTTACACCTACATGAAAGGTGAGCAAGACATGATGGCGTTGTACAACGGCAAATACCAAGAAGCACTTGCATTGGCTAAACGTCTGGGTGATGGTATGGAGCGTCAGGACGCTTACCGTTCTGGTCAGTATAGACAGGCGGTGACCTGATGGCTATTGTTCAAACCCAGACCACAAGCTTTAAGGCGCAGTTGTACCAAGGTATTCATGACCTGACAACTGACGTTATCAAGATTGCTTTGTATACGGCTAACGCTAACTTGAACGAAGACACAACTGTATACAATTCAACCAATGAAGTGCCAGCAACAGGTACATACGCTCTTGGTGGAGCACAGTTAACACCCATCACAGTCAGCACCTCTGGATACACAGCTTTTGTGGGTTTCCCAAACATCTCATGGACTGGGATAATCACCGCAAGATGTGCGTTAATTTACAACTCTACCCAAGGTAACAAATCCATAGCTGTGTTGGACTTCGGTTCAGACAAGACATCTGTTGGTACATTTACTATTACTATGCCCGCAAATACCGCTACGGCGGCTCTTATTAGGAGTTCAAATTGATTGTTACAACAACCAAAGGTGACATGGATGAATCACTGCTTGAAAAGCGTGAAGGTTCATTGGATAATGACAACGAAACAACCACATGGGTGGAGTATTGGTTGGACGGCGAATTAGTACATCGTTCTGCTCATGTGGCTTTGAAAAAATCCATGTTAGCGGGTCTTGAAGCAGCATCACTAGGATAAATCATGGCGAATACTCAAAGTATGTGTACCTCCTTCATGGGAGAGTTACTAAACGGCGGTCATCAATCTTT